CACCCCCGTCGCCCGAGGCATCTGCCTAACGCCTTCCTTGACAAACCAACCCAATATGGTAGATTTGCCCGTACCACGCCCCGCCTCAATACATATATTCTTTATCCGTCCATACCTATTGGCTTCCACCGCAGCCATCTGCATGGGGTTCAGGTATATCTCCTTAACTGGTTTTATTAGCATTCGTCACTTGTCATTAGTCACTTGTCATTTCCTCATAGTCTATATCTTCAGCGGGCAAGTCGTTGAAGTCCACCACGCCTGTACCTATGGCATCGCGTAGCATACGCATACTCTTGCGGCTCATTTTGATATGGTATTCGTGAGCGGAGATCTTCTCAAAGTTAATCTCTTTCTCCTCCTTGTCAAAGTTGAACAGCGACTTATACGAATCCAGCGCCTTACGCTCCTGTTCTAAGTCGCCCTTCTTGAGTGCCTTCTGATACAGTTGCCAATAGCACTCCGCCAAAATCATCCGTTCGGCCTGTACGTCTACCTTGTCCAGCTCTCCGAAGATCTGCATTGCCCAATTGTAATCCCTGTAAGCTGTGGATTGGCTGACCTTCATTTCTCGCATGTGTATCTGTATAGCCTGATACTTGGAATATTTGTTGGTCATCCTAAGGGCGTGGATATGCCTCAGCCGCGCCTTGATCTCCTGCTCGGCAGGGGTAAGCTCAATGCTCTCGTCTATATGCGAGGCGGATATACGTGGGTAAGTCCCCTCCTTGTCAAATTTTACTAACTCCATCCTTCTTCTTTATTCTCTAATGGCCGATTCTTGGAACTCCACCACATAGCTGTGCAGGTTCCGTGTACTGTCGTATGATAGCGGCTTCTGCGAGATTGGGATCACCTTCACCCACTCGCCCTGTATCTTTAGGAAGCACTGCTCACTGCGAACCAGCTCCCATAGTACGGCTATCTCCTCGGCAAAGATCCACCCCGTGTTGAGCTTGAAAGTCCGCTTTTCCTCGACACGCGCCTTATAGCGCTCACGGCTGAGCAGGTGCTCCCCTATCTGATGCTGATATTCCACATGCCCCTCCCATTCTCCTGCAAAGGAGAACCAATCAGGGCATTGGTTCTGATTCTCAAAGATACCTAATATGGGCCTATCATTACTCCCAGGCTTCGGCTCCAAGCTCAATCCCTTATAGGTGATAATACTCGTTGGGGAGTAGCGAACATCAGCCACGCTTCGCAAGAACGAAAAGTTCCCCACTTCATAGTCCGCTCTTACCTCCGTCAATCTTACCCTATCCGATACGATTTTCACCAACTGTTGCGATCTAATGTCTTTCACCAGTGCACTGAGTGACACCATGCTCTCAGGATACGTACTCCTTAGGGTTGCCTGTGTCAGATAGGGATAACACTTAGGCTTCTTCCCTGGCAGATACCGCAACCCCTTAAGCTCATAGCGTGCCTTCTCCTCCCCGTTCAAGCTCCGCTCCACCAGCACCACATCCACTACAGCGGCCTTATACAGGGGATACACGGTTATATCCCGCGTCTCATTCAGGGTCAAGGAGCGCAAGTTGGGGATTCCTTCAAAGAAATCCTGCACCTCTTCCCCTATATCTATTTTTACCTTTTGCTGAAAAAACGCATACTCATAGCGCTGGAGAACTTCTTTCTGCTGTCCATATCCCGAAAATTGTATCTTCATTTGCATATCCATATAATCCCCGTCCCCCTTGGCGCGTACCTCTAGCAGATCCTTGTCCATGCAGAAATAAAGATCCCGCTCCTCCATCTCCAGCTCCTTCTTCACTGATAGATATACAGGAATTACCCGCTCACTCCCCTGGGAGGACTTGATTACGATCTCTTCCCGAAAGCTCCCCACAGCCAGCTCCTCGGAGGACTTCGTACGGATAGGTATTTTAACCACTTCCCCGCCTTGGTTCTCTATAGCACCAACGGCTATCTTATCCGAACTCGCACTGACCTCAAACTGCAATAGGTTCGGATTTCTGATCTCTATAATCCCCTCCCTATGCTCCTTCTTCTCTTTTACCAGTACAAATGTATAAGACCAGGGCGTTACCTTAAACGCCGCAGGATTCCCTACTACAGTAACTGCAATCTTAAAGGGGAACCTTTTATTGTCAATAAAAAATCCTCCCTCCTTCTCTATCCGTGTTCCCACCACAAGCGGCACCCCTGCGATAGCGCCTGTACGCTTATACGCCTCAGATAAACTAAAATTTATTTTTTCATGAACATCATAAACATCAAAAATAGACTCATACCCAAATACAGTCTTCTGCTTTATCCGAAATAACCCTACATCTTCCTCCGTTTCCCTCCAGAAAAACATCCCATCTGGTGCCCCATAATTGACCACAATTCCCATAAAATCACACGGCTCATTCGAATGCTCCCACCTCACATAAGTATCTCCCGTAAGCGTCATTTCAAACGGATCCAATGTCATTTCAAAAATAATATCTCTTTTCCAGTCCATAGCTTTTCACTTTTCTCTAATCACTAACAACTAACCACTAATCACTTATTAAAATTTGTTTCACCCCAAGGGCAATTTCCTCCCCTCGCTCTTGGGCTATGGCTTCACTCAGGTACGCCACGGCGCCACTCTGTTCCACCACTTGCTCTAAAAACTTCGTCCCCTGCATACCACGCTTGTACAGGTGTGTGCTAAATCGGTAAGAGGTCTCCCGTGGTTTCCTTCTCACGCGCTCCCCGCCTCTTCGCACGCGCCCTGCCTCTATCCCATAATGTTGGATAAATCCATAACGCTGCATAACAATGGCAATCCCCCGCAAGTAGGCCTGCTTGCCTCCTCCCACACGCTGGCTAAATCGCATACGCTCCTTACCACGTGCCTCATTGGACAGCCCCTCCAGCCCTGCCCCTTTTGCAGCCCTACGTAAGGCAGAGGTAATCATCTGCGCCCCTACGCGCCCTATCTCCCGTTCTTTATTCATATTTTTTATCAGTTTTCAGTGGTTAGTGGTTAGTTATTAGTGGTTAGTCGTTAGTCACTCGTCACTTGTCACTCGTCACTTGTCATTAGTCACTGTCCCCTAACGCCATTAAGCAGCACCACTTCTATACTTACCTTGTAGTACTCCCTATCTATGCTCTCCTTGGTCCAGCTCTTGATAAGCCCCTTCCGACCATACACATATACCCAGTCGCGTATATCTATGTCTTTAAACAGGTTCTTCTTCGCAATAAAGCTCCAGCTCACCTCGTCACTCCCTATACGCATCTGATACCAGTCCTTAAGATTGTTCCCAAGCTTCGGCGGCATCAGCTCGGACAAATATACAGCCCACCCTGGATGCCCTGTGTTTCCATTCTCTTGGTAGCCTACAAGCGCCAAGCTCGTATTATCTCCCTTCAGGGGCATTAGGTGCTGACCTCCCCTGTACGAATGAGGCGTCAGCGCATACCCATTAATCGCCACTTCATTCACCCCTACCCTACGAGTGGTATCCGTACGCACGCTCTCCTCCGAGATATACGTATCGGGTATCTTATCCTTCGGATCGTCCGTCTCTGGAAAGGTCAGCACATAGGCCCCCTTTGTCCCCTTCTTCACCACGGGGTGCAACACCTCATACCGAGATAAGTCCCTTATATAGTAGCGATCCCATACCCCAAACATACTAAAATCTACCACGCCATTCCTTATACGAAAATCACAATTGAACCAGTTCTTTATCACCCGCAAAAGCTCCCCAAAAGTCATATCTGGCACCGCACGCCTCAGATCCACCACATTCGGATTGATCACCTTCTCTATCAGGTTCCCGTCTCTGTCCCGCTCCCCGATTATATTGATATATAGTTTCCAATGCGGGTTCCATACCCCCTCCACTTCGAAGCGGATATCGCTGCGGTCTCTCACCTCTATCTCCTGGGTGAAGGAAACCCTTTGCCCATAACGCACCACCCCTTCTCTCAGTACCACACCATCCTGCTTAAGCCGATACACAAGGGGCTTTTCTCTTGGGATTATATAGGTTGTATCACACACCACGCGCCAGTGCCCCGCTGTCTCCAAGGACTCTTGCATGAAGTATTTCCCATATTTATTCCCGTATATCTCCTGCTCCTCCACAAAATTCGTGATCTGTGGCTGCATCACCTTCTCCTGCTGCTGGGTGCTCAGATAGTAGTCCGACCCCGAATATACATAGGTGCGGGCTATAAAATTGCCATGCAACCCCACCACCTGCTCATACCCCGCCGCAGCAAAGCCCTGCTCTATCAGGTAGCGGAGCGAGACAAAAGGGTGTATGATATTACGCGTAATCATATGATCATACCCCGCCCCCTCATTGTTATCGGTCATCTCATGTACGCGGTGATTTAAGAATCCTTTATACTGCTCCCAGCCTGCGCCTTCCTTCTTCAGCCCTATACTCGGAAACCTATAATCCACATCATACCTCCTTTGGATACACTCCACTTCCCACGCATGCTTATAGATATTCTCCACCTCCACGCGCTTCAGCGGTAAGTCCCGCAGCTTCTTGTCAAATGTTGCAAAAACCTCCTCCCCCGTCTCTATCTGTGCCTCTACCTTATCCCCCTCAACCGAGATGATCTCCAGCACGCCCTTATGTACCCGCCCCTCCATTTGGTGCTTTCCATGGTAGCGCCGCTTTAGCCCTATGCCATGCATGGAGCTGTAATTCCCCAATATCTTCCTCAGCTTCCCATCTAAGTAGAAGGTAAAAGGAAAGCTATACCCCACCGAGTAGCTGTCCTTCATGCGGGGGTTCTCTTGGTGATAGCTGATTTTTACTTCACTCAGGTCTAACTCAAAGTCATCTGTGACAAATACATCTCTCATCTGCTCTTACTTCTTTGTATGGATTCACTCAATACGTCCATGAAATCATACAGCCGTGTCCCGCTGCATTCGTGCCAATTCCCCAAGGGCTGCACACTGTCCATGGCCATGGCGGCAATCACTTTTGAAAAGGGCGTATATCCTCCCTGCCTTTGGAATACAGGCTTTTCGTCTTCTTCGGGCGCCTTGGGGAAGATAACAGGATAACGCCCTATGATATACTCCCTTATGCATCGGTAAGCATACACGATCGCCGCGCGCTTCCCAGGGGAAATGCTATCGGTAACCTCCGCTATCTTTGGAAGCAGCAAGGGGTCAAACGCCCGCCTGCCCCAGCAGTACAGGCTTGCCACCAGCTGCTTGGCATACAGCGCGTCCCTTCCCTTACTGTACTTGTAAAAAAGCGCGTCTGCTACCGAAAACTGTCGGATCGTGCAATCACTCAGCCGCACCATAGGCGTACGAAGCCCCTCCCATATGTCGGGGAAGGTATACAAGTTCCTATCGGTCAGCAGGAACTTCCCCAAGCGCAGCAGCTCGGCCAGTGGCACCTCTCCCAGCAGCTGCCTTACCCGCTTTTTATTGGCCTTGGAGGGCGTACCCATAAGCAGCACCACCAGTATCTCCTGATAGCGCGCCTCAAAGTCCCGCCCTTCCTCCTCCATTCTAAGGCATATTTCCTCCTTCTGCCAGTCTGTCAGCTGGGAGAAGCTCTCAGCACAATGGATAGCTATCCGATCCATCGCCTTATGATTTTATAGGCAAACCATAATACCACAACCAATGCCAGCCCACTTATCCACCACACCAAGCCCCGCCCCGCCCGCTGTTCTTCTCGCTGTATGGTCTCAGTCACTTGCCGCTCTTCTTTGGCTTCCCTTACCTGCTTCATGTGCTGATGTGCCTCCACGCTTTCCGCCGCGTGTGCCTCTTGGCGAGCTTCCTGCTTCATCTTGATAACGGCTTTCCCGCCCTTGACCTTCAGCACCTCTATATAAGCCTGCTCCCCTTTGTCGTTCTTCACTATTCGCTTTTCGCTCTTCACTTCCAGGCTATCCCCTTCCAGGGTAAGCTCATAGCTGTGTGCCTGCCGCAGGTCAAAAGTATGTACTTCCCCCCGCTGCTGCGCTTGGGTTATGCTATCTGTAGCCCTCACCCCTACGGCTTCACTGGTCTCTTTCCTCGCTTCACTTGTCACTTTCTTGCTCCTGCAACTACTAAGTAGCAGAAGAGCTAAGAGTAAATACATAATCTTTCTCATTCTTAAATGTTTTTATATTCGTCTTTAGCGTTAAAGCAGGGGCATGCCTTTTTTACTCCCACAAAGTCTCGGTGCCCTTGTATTACGGCATCGGGGTACAACTTCTTGAGTTCCTTAAGGAGCTTTATAAGCGCCTCCTTCTGAGCGGGTGTGCGGGTGTCTTTTGCCTGATATATCACTTGATTTTTAACTAATTGCCCATGCGGCTCGCACCCACCTATGTAACAGATCCCAATACTATCCTTGTTATGACCCTCCACATGGGCGGGTATTTTATCCACATCACGGCCCAGCTCTATGGTGCCGTCCAATAGGATTACATAGTTGTAGCCTATCTCGTTGAATCCACGTTGGCGATGCCATAGGTCTATGTCTTTAGCAGTGTGCGGACGCCCCTCAGGTGTGGCAGAACAATGAATAACGAGGTACTTAATAGTTCGTTTGCTTTTTTTCATGTTGTTTGATTTTAAATATTAATAAATATTGCTGAAATACCCGTCTTCCACTCTGTCTCAAGCGCATAGGGCAGAAACTTTGTGATAAATTCTTTTGGTGTCATTTTAAAAAAGTTCTAATGTTATTTCTTTGTTATAGAGTTTTTTCAGTGTAATTATCTCTCCATCTTCATATTGTAGTACGTCTCCGTCATAACCTACACGACGATCCCTTGATGTGATGGTTATATCCAAAGAATGTCGGGCATTAAAAATTCTATTCATGAAAAACTCTCCATACTTTATTTTCCTCCCATTTACCTTGAAAGAGCCTTCTTTATAGGAATAATTAGGAAAATATTTATAATCCTCATTAAAAAAAATACCCAAATTTAAATATGCGATCTCTATATTCCTATCCGGGCTATTATTTTTAAAAAAGAACTTAAAGACAAGATCATTTCCCTGCTTATATATCTCATTTCTTTCTACAGCTGCTGATGGACTATATCCAGAAGGGCCAGTTTTTGGAGCTATCTTCAAATAAGCTCTATAAGGTTTTTGTATAGGGAACAAATCTTTTATATCATAGCCTATCGGTTTTGAAAAGAAATCCTTAACAACCGTTATTAAGGAGACTGTCTCTACTTTTTCTACCCCCCCCCAATCAAAATATTGTATCGCATTCATCTTATTAATCACTAGTCACTTGTCATTTGTCACTAATCACTTGTAATTAGTCATTAGTCACTTGTCATTATACATTGCGTATATCTATATAACACTTTTGATTCCATATACTCACCACAGCAGTGGAGCCATCGCCCCCGTTGAAGGCTGTATCCCCCGTGTAGATAATCGTCTTGCCAGTACAGGTAAAAGTAACTGTTCCGCCTGCAAATACTTTTCTGAAGGACATATTACCCATATTCTTCAAGAAAGATAAATCTATATTGAGTGGGGTTGAGACAAATATTACTCCATTCTGCCATTGTTCCACAGCCGTCCAATTAGACCCAATCTCAGCACCAACACGATATACATCACCATACCACGCTAAGTCCCTAAAAGCACCGTTATCTTCATTAAAACTGGAACCATCCACCGTATTACGAACCCCTATCCTTGTCGCTGCTATCCAATCAGACTTGAAGAATTCTAATGAAGAAGCAGATCCGTTGGTTTTAAATTTCAAATAAGCACCACTACCAGCCCCTCCTGGTGAGGGTACGTTATAGCTACCTTGTTCATGGGCTATATTATTGATATTTGCTATAGGAATACTCCCCCTATACTTGAACACATCACTTACAGCCTCCTGTATCTTCGCCTCTGTAGCCAGCGCTGGCTTCCCGTCTATATCATCCCAGTTGTGTCTGTGTGTGCGATAGGCGTATTCGCTGTGTGTATGCCCCAATCGTGAATATCTATCATCGTGATGATGGTCTGTGGGTGCTTTGCCTCTGAGAGCATCCTGCAAGCCCGCTATATTGGATATACCCAAAGTGTCCAAGGTACGCTTGTTCTGCTTGATATAAGCGACGATCTCCCGCAGTTCGTCCAGCTCTGTATCAGGACTTTGCAAGATCCGCATGATATTATCTATCAACTCCTTGAGGTTCTGAGCTGTCCCTGTATAACCTCCCTTGGGCAATAAACCTGATATATCCACATTCCGCAAACCCTCCAGCTTGGTGCGTAGCTCATTCGTGAAGTCATTAGTGGATAGTATCTTCCCTGGCACTTTATCCACCTTTCCATCGATTAGCGCCTTCAGATCTGCCGCCGTACCTACATACGTACCCCGTTGGAGTGCTCCTTGTAGCAGCTCCCGCTCTCGCTGGGTCATCAGCACTGGCCTATTGGTGTTAAAGGTCAATCGCATCAGCGCCTCCTGCGCCGCCTCTGCATTGTCATATACCCGCCCGTCTATCTCCACCTCACTTACCAGCGCGTCCAGTATGGAAAAGTTCATATCCGCCCCGCTGTGTAGGATCAGGCGTTCCCCATCCACACGCGCCACGAAGTTCTTAAGGGCTAGGATCCCGTTGTACTCGAATAGGTACTCCTGCAATTCGCCCGTGTCAGGCCGTATCTTGTATCTCGGTGTTGGCATAGTTTATTCGTTTTTTAGTTGTTTATCATCTTTATCATTAAGATACTCCTTGATCGAAGCGGCTATCTCCTCCACATTCTCCCGATTGATGATGATTTTCCCCATCACTTGCCCCGCCTTGTCAAATTGCTCTTTATCTTCCGCCTTCTCATAGATGCTCTTGATCTCTATCAAGCAAAGCAAAAAGGCACCTCCAAGGGTCATAAAGGGAAAGAACCACAGCTGATTGCCGTAATATTGCTCAAAGTACCACACAGCACTCATCTGCATACTATCCACTACGGTAAGCGCTATCAGCACATTGTAGTACTGGGCTATTTTCCCAACAGTACGCCTATATTTATAAGATTTCCGCACCTCCCCCAGACTTTTAGCTTTCCGAACACCACTCCACAAGTCTGTCATAATCATCGCCAAAACCAATATGTATATCCCAAAGAGAATCCACATGGTCACAAAGATTTTTTCCATAAACGTGTTTAAACTTTTTTCTGTTTTTTTCTTCTATCGCAAAAATAAAAAGCCCCTTCCACATCGGAAAGGACTTTTTATAACTCCCTAAAAACTTGTCACTTGTCATTAGTCACTTGTCACTAGTCATTAATCATTGTGTACATCTTCCACAAGAACGCCTCACCTGCTTCCTGTGCCACCAGTTCTATGGTATATCCCATTTCTTTCATCACCTCGTATATATCGTGTTCGCTTATGGGGGTAGTAGGGATCACCCCCACCACCATAGCCAGTAGCTCAAGGGTACTCTTATAGGTACACACCCAGCTCTCTGTCGTGGCACAAGGGCTGTAATACCTC